AAGTTCAGAATTACCAACTAACAAATTAGCAATAGAACCTAAAGGGAAAAAAGGTATTGTTGTTAATGATTTTTATAATAAATTCATATAAAGGAGGGCAACTATAGTAAACTATATCATGTATAATTAATTAACAATTTGGAGTTTAAGAATGACAAATAAAGCTAAGAACAAAATTAAGAACATGAAATTTTTGAGCCAAACAAGAACAAGGGTGATACCAGAAAAACTTGACATAAATAAGATAAAAGAAAACTATAGAAAAAAGGAAGCAGATGAAGAGCTACACAGATTTACAAGAGGGGTTGTATGACCCAAACATATTTAAGGCATTCTTTCTAGCTGGGGGACCAGGTAGTGGTAAGTCATATGTAGTGAAAAAGTCTACAGGTGGAACTGGTCTAAAGATAGTCAACTCTGATGATGTCTTTGAAAAGTATTTGAAACAAGCACAACTTGATTTTAAAATGCAAGCATCTCAAGGTAAAGAAAGAGATATACAAAGAGCCAAAGCAAAAGCAGTAACTGCCAAAAGAAAAGATAATTACCTAGAGGGTCGTTTGGGTTTAGTTATTGACGGCACAGGGAAAGACTATGGTAAGATATCATCACAAGCAGCAGGACTAAAACAATTAGGTTATGATGTACATATGATATTTGTAAACACAACGCTAGAGGTTGCATTACAAAGAAACCAAGAAAGAGCTAGAACAGTACCAGAGAAAATTGTGGTTGATGCATGGAAACAAGTACAATCAAACATAGGTAAGTTTCAATCATTCTTTGGGCCTAAAAACTTCATCATTGTAGACAATGATATGCCAGACAAAGATGGTCGTTTATTTGACCATGTATTTAAAAAAGTACAAGGACTACTAAGAAGAAAAGTAGATAACTATATTGCAAAAGCTTGGATGTCGAAAGAACTTAGATTGAAACAAAGATAAATTATGTATATCATACTCACAATTATATTATTCCTAATAGTAGGATTTGTATTGATTATGCACAATCGCCCAGATTGGTGGTCTTCACTTACTCATTGGTTGCATATCAGAACTTCTATGTTAAGACCAGAAATTAGTATATGTGAATTAATCATATTATTATTAGTATTAGCGATATTTGTCAAATTATACTTCTAAATGAGAATCATTCTCATATAAATCATTGATATTGTTCAATATTTGACCAAATTAATTTAAAAATATCAGTAAAATCAACCACTTAAACACTTGACAATACTTGTTTGACCTGTCATAATAGCACAGTAAGTTAAATAAAGAGAGAGAAAATATTATGGATAGATTTACAGTAGAGAAAAATTGGTGTGATAGAGATAATATGTATTTCTATGATGTTGTTGACCACCACCCTTTAAGACTTAGGAGAGTTGTTTCGTGGTATACTGAGAAACCTACTTTCAAAGGCGACAGAAACTATGGATATGATTGTGCGAAAGGAGATGCAGATGACTATAACGAAAGATATGGTTATAATACAGGTCGTCAATATAAAATGAATACAGGTCATGTACATAATGGTTATAGGAAGGTGTCATAATGAGTAATTTATACAACGAAAGAGTATTAGAACACTATTACGAACAAGGTCTTGAAATGGGTATGACTGAGGAAGAAGCCGAAGAATATGCCTATGAAAAATTTGACGGAGGGCAATAATAATGTACACTTTATACTACTATAGAAAAGAAGCATATTGGACATTTATGTTCCCTATGCAGGCTTTTGATTTCGCCAAAAGAAACGAAAAGACAAATGGTACAGAGTATGTGGTTATGGATGATGATGGCTACTTTGTACATAAGAAAGATTTAGAATTAACTAGTGAGGTATCATAATGGACCACCATCAAGAATTATACGAATTGAATCAGCAGAATGAAGAAGCTGAACATCACCAATGGGAATTAGAACAACAGGAACAAGAAGAATTAGCTAAATATGCTGAATATTTAGAACAACAGGAAAAACAGGGACAAGAAGAAGTTGAAAAAAGATTATTAAAATTACTTAGAGAAGAAGTTGAAAACTTTGGTTTAACACCTCATATAAGGCGTATATTAGAAGATGAAGAATATGCAGCTAAACAGGGTGGTGATAAACCAGATGTTTCGGTAGAAGAATTTGATAACTTTATGAATGGGGGGAATGATGAATAATGCAGGATAAACTAGAATTTATAGAACACTTAGGTAACATAAAAAAATTAATGATGGCATCACCTTATGGTCGTGCAAATAAAACAGTTTTAAGGTATGTTGATATATTGATTGATATACACCAAAAAAGATTTGATGAATTAGAAAAAAGTATGTTGGAAGAACATACAAGGGATGAAGTAAATAATAAAATAAGAGAAGTTTATGGAGAGCGTTATGCCTAAAGGAATGCATTTAGTCTTAGGATTATCTTCACTAAATACTAAGAAGAAGAAACCTAAGATTACAAAGAAAAGAATGGAACAGTTGATTGAAGAACATAGACTTTATAATAAGAAATGTAAACAAACCAACAATCGTAGAGATATGATGTCATTTGATGATTATGTCAAAAGACAATTTGGTCAGGTAAAACATAAACCTAGAAAGAATACAGGTACATATCAACCTAAGGATATGATTCTCACTAGAACTACAGATATACCAAGTCGTACAATAGATGTAAAAGACTTACAACACGCTTGTACAAAACCAGATGATGACTATAAAAGAGAAATTAGTAGTCAATATGTCATAGGTCAAGCTTATAATAAATCAGGTCTACAAGTTTTGACTAAGAAAGAAACAGAAGACCCAGCAACAGGTAAGAGAAGATAAATGTTTAGTGATATTAAAGTGCCATTCAATAGTGTTATGCTATATAATGTGGCAAAACTCAAAGAGGGTATAACCATATCTGATGTTGAAGAACATCTAGGTACAATGTGTAATATAGTAAAAAACAAATACAAAGGATTTCTTGCAGGACAAGTTTTTGAATATGCTGGTTTTGTCAGTAAAGAAGGTTCAGTTGGTGATTATGGTGATGAAGGTAATCACATTGCAATTATCACATATTGGACTACATTTGATGAACACGAAAGAAGTCATGCAGATACAGATTTTAAGAATGAGTTTTGCAAACTATTAGAGTTTTGTGAAGACACAAAAGAATTAGGATATAAACTTATGTGGCAGGGAGAGCAAGAAATGGATAATTTATATAAAGAGGTCGTAAAATAATGTTAAAAGTTTTATTAATAATATCAGCTATGGGTATAGAACAAGAAATACAATTCCCTGATATGGAATCTTGTTTAGAGGTTCGTGCATCGGTCATAAAACAGGTAGAGGATGCTCAAGCTTTATGTATTCCTGCAGGTGCTGAAGATTTAAGCATGAAACGAATGGATAGGTTTTTTGATAAATTTTTAGAAATGGTAGAAAAATTGGAAAATAGACACATTTATGATGAAATACCCGAAAATCACGAATTTAGGTAGTTTTTGTAAAAAAACAGACGGATACAGCCGGCCTTAAGCAGGTTTTTATGGGTAAGGTGATACTATCACTTATGGAAAATACAAGTCTTTATAAATCAACGATTAGATAGTCTATCGTTGATTTACTTTATATAAGCCACTTTATCATACAATTTAGATACAATTTAGATAAATAATAGATGAAAAATCATAAACTATCAATAATGACATTTGTCACATCACTAGCAATTGCTGCTGTCGCCGCGTGGTATTCTATTATCGGATTAACTGCAATATTTTCTGCAGCTGTCATTCCAATAATTATTATGGGAATAGTTTTAGAGATTGGTAAACTTGTGGCAGCATCTTGGGTTTATACTCATTGGAAAGAAACAGGTGTTTTACTACGCACATATCTAGTTTCTGCTGTTGCAGTTTTAATGTTAATCACAAGTATGGGTATCTATGGATTTCTATCGAAGTCACATATTGATGCTGGAATCAATACAACAGAAATATCAGTCAAACTAGAAAGACTAGACAATCGTATAAATGGTGAACAGAGGGTTATTGATAGGGCCGAGAAGACACTTAAACAATTAGATGATAGACTAGAGAAGATGAACGAAGGTTGGTTCATTACAAGGGGTATAAAACAGAGAGAGAAAGAGGCAGAAGAAAGAGAACAGTTAAACAGTATTATCACAAAATCAGAAACCAAGATTGATGATTTATTAGACAAGAAATCAGAGTATCAATTAGAGGTCAAAAACTTTGAAGTGGAAGTGGGACCTATCAAGTACATAGCTGCATTAGTATATGGAGATGAAGCAAATAAATACCTTGACAATACTGTGCGATATGTGATACTATTGCTTATATTTGTATTTGACCCATTGGCAGTATTATTATTGATATCTGCTAATATGTCATATAGAAAAGAATTAGGACTTTTACCTAAATCTAAAGAGGTACCTTTACCCATCAATGTGGGTAAGACAGTTAGGACAGCCACTGTAGATAAAGGTGTAAAGAAAGTTACTAAAGAAAAAGATGGTGTTAAGATACACTTTTTTGAAGAAGATGATGGTAAAGGCTAAGGAGGCTTTGTGGAATTAAAAAGAGTAAATGATAATATGATTAAAGGTGAAATTTGGAAACTCATACCAAATACAGATTTTGCATACTATTCAGACCACAATAGATTTTGTTATTCAGATGAAAATATTTTCCCGTATGCAGGTAGTGCATACTTATGTACAGAAGAAAAACTAAAAGGGAAAGTAAATTATATGGCAAATACAGATAACATACTCAATGAATCGGAAGGTTATACCAACATAGATTATTATACAAAATGGAGAAACACAAATGGCTAAAGAAATAGATGCAGAACTTTTACAGAAACAAAGAGATTCTCTTGTACAAGACTTGACAAATGCAAAAGTCGCTGTAGAAACAGCAAAAAACAGAGTACAACAGATACTCGGTGCAATACAAATGACAGATAGTTTGATTGTAGTATCCAAAGAGGGTAATTACTCAAAGAGTAGGGCAAACTCAGAGGGTGTACCAGAAACTTCAGCTACTGAGGTACAAAAATCATTAGAAGAACACGCAAAGGATATGGTATCCGAACTTGGCGATGATGATTTAGGGAAGGTGGATTAGTGTACGAATATAGATGTAAAATCACAAGGATTGTAGATGGTGATACAATGGACATTGATATTGATTTAGGATTTGGAGTATGGTTACACAAAGAACGAGTAAGAATCTATGGCATTGATACACCAGAATCACGAACTAGAGATAAGGTAGAAAAGAAATATGGATTGGCTGCAAAAGCATTTGCAAAGTCATTCTTATGTGAAAATAAACCAGAAGTTACTCTAGTTACAAAAGAATATGACGCTAAAGGAAAGTTTGGTCGTATATTAGGTGACTTTAAATGTAAAGGTAAAATGTTGAGCCAAGTAATGGTAGAACATTATCATGCAGTACCTTATTACGGTCAAAGTAAAGACAAAATTGAGGAATCACATCTTGCAAATCGGAAGTTAGTAAACCTTGTATAAATTTTGTGTAATAAAAAATTCATACTATATTAGAGTTATCTAATATAAATACTATTGACTATCACTAACGGAGTATAATATGGAGTATATAATACTAACAAGTCTACTGTGGGCCTGGTGTTTTTATTGTCTACTAGTGACCAAATGTTTAGGTAAATAAACCTGGCACGATTCTTGAAGCTATATTATTAATTAATCAATGTGGAGTAAATCATGGAAAATTCTATTACAGAGCTATCGTATGCTCTAGATACATTCTACTTTCTAGTTATGGGTGCATTTGTCATGTGGATGGCAGCTGGATTCACAATGTTAGAATCGGGTCTTGTAAGGGCAAGAAACACAGTAGAAATCTTAACTAAAAACATTGCACTATATTCTATATCATGTATTATGTTTATGATAGTGGGATATAATCTTATGTACCCAGGTGGTGGTTCAGGTGTAATACCAGACTTATCATTTTTCTTAGGTACAGATAATACAACAGAAGCAGTTCTTGCAAGTGGTGGAGATGTGTACTATTCTAGTATGGCAGACCATTTCTTTCAAGTGGTATTTGTTGCAACAGCCTGTTCAATCATATCAGGTGCAGTGGCAGAACGAATGAAACTATGGCCATTTCTACTATTTTGTGTAGTAATGACAAGTTTCATATATCCCGTACAAGGTTATTGGAAATGGGGTGGTGGATTTCTAGATGAAGCAGGATTCTCAGATTTTGCTGGGTCAGGTGTCGTTCATCTATGTGGAGCAACTGCTGCTCTTGCTGGTGTTCTGATTCTTGGTTCAAGAAAAGGAAAATATGTAGATGGTAAAGTACAGGCGATGCCAGGTGCTAATTTACCATTGGCAACATTGGGTACATTCATTCTATGGTTAGGATGGTTTGGATTCAATGGTGGCTCGGAACTTATTATATCAAATGTTGCTGAGGCAAACGCAGTATCTATGATATTCGTAAACACTAACTTGGCTGCGGCTGGGGGCGTTATGGGTGCACTGATACTATCAAAAGTATTGTTTGGTAAGTCAGATTTAACAATGGCTCTAAATGGGGCAATTGGTGGTCTAGTATCAATCACTGCTGAACCTCTTGCACCAACACCATTGTTATCAATGTTCATAGGACTTATCGGTGGAATCATAGTAGTATATTCTATTATCATGTTAGACAGAATGAAACTAGATGACCCTGTAGGTGCCATATCTGCACACGGCACATGTGGAATATGGGGTTTACTTGCTGTTACATTTACAACAGGTTCTCTAGGTGCTCAGTTATATGGAATCATTGTTATTATGTTATGGACATTTATTGTAAGTGGAATAGTTTGGTATGGAATCAACAAATTCTTTGGATTAAGAGTATCGGAACAAGAAGAAGATAATGGAGTTGATATTGCGGAGTGTGGACTAGATGCTTACCCAGAATTTACTAAGTCATCTATGTCTGGGCCTTCAGTATATCCACCAAAATAACCCTTGACATAACTTGATTGACCAGATATAATGGTCTACAATATGAATATTAATGATAAATTTACTAAAATGGAACAGTCAGTTATTGGCGAATTGAAAGAAGTCTATGACCCAGTAATTATGACAGAAGAAGAAATACATACTGAATTTGTAAGAATCAGTAATGCCATCGGAATAGAGGCGTTTGAAGTGAAAGACATATGTGAGCGTTGGATGAGAGAAGAATTACTTTTATCCATAGAGCAAACAAATAGACATTTTTCTTCCGATAATAAGTAAAATTCTTATAAATAGTAATGATATGCATTAGACATGCTTGAAAAGTCTACCTGATTAAATTTGATTAGGGAGAATTACAATGAGTAATGTTGCTAAGAAAATATATCGTAGTGTGGAGTACTTTAAACTTGCTAAAGCAAGAGCTAGACAAGGAAAAAGAAATCCAATGTATTATCGTGGTGTTGTAACTGCCACAAAGACCCGATAAGTCTTTAAACTGCGGTGAGGCTTGAGTAGAGCCAGTGAATGTGAGAACTAGGAAATCCGAGAATGTTTGTCACATCAACCAAATCTACTCACCTAATTATTAACTTGTGAGAAGACCATGAACAAGACATACAAATTGGAAGAACTTACAGAGAAAGAAGTTGGAGAACTTCAACGCTGTGAGGATATCAAGTTTGTACTTACAGAACATCATGCAATACATCAATCACATCAAACAGATGATTTCGGAAATGAGATAGCACCTACTGAATACAAATATACTTGTATCGTAGAAATACTACCAACAACAAAGGAAAGAGAATCAAAAGTAGAAACTTTTATATCAAGTCTTACGCTACCAGGCAAAGACCATCGGATAGATAAGTTTAGTCGTGAGTATAATTATCTCAAAGAAGAATTAGGTATCAATGTTTATCCGAAGAAAAGAAAGATACCTACAACATTAGGTGAATCATACAACGAATTTGAGGAGAAAATTATACAATGAGTAAGTCAGCAATACCATCAGCACCAAAACCTAAAAAAACGGCAAGTGGTAAAGTCGTAAAAATGAGTAAGAATACCAGTCACGGTACCTATCGTTGTAAAAGAAAACCAAACAGTAAGAGGTGTAAAAATGTCTGAACCCCTAATGAACATTCTTAAAATAATCGTAGTCAGTTTTATCTGTATATTCGTATGGAACACAGCAGTCGGCGATATCAAAGGATGGGACAGTAAATACAGTCAAAAAGAGAACAAAGAAGAAGTAGAAACATCTGAGGAAGAACCCGATTGCGAGTAATCGTACTACTACTTGTGATGTTGATGCTACCATCGTGTGCGATGAGAACAATCTCACTTGGAGAGCCCATTGTTGGTAGTAATGGACAAGAAATACCCGAACCAATCAAGGAATAAATTATGAAATACAACGAAGATATCATACTCAATTCAATCAAAGAGTATATTCGTAACACTTACGGCGAACACTATTCTACAACAGAAGAAGGGTTTCAAGTAATGGATATACTACGCAATCTAGAAGTGGACAAAGATTTCTGCCAAGCAAATGCAATCAAGTATCTGATGCGATATGGTAAGAAACAAGGACACAACGAAAAAGACTTATACAAAGCAATACATTATATCGTATTACTCATATCATCATCCCAAAAGGATAAACACAAAGGAACCACAGTCGGCAAACTCGTACACCCCGAAGACAGTCTACACGAACCAACCTCTAAATAACCTAACTTACAGGACGCGATTTTTTATGCCAAACTCTAAGAACCAAACAAAAATCATCAAGAGAATCTACAGTAAGAGAAAGACTAACAATCCCTTATTAGTGATATACCCGAATGGCAAAGAAGTATGGTGTTCTTCCGTAGATATACACGATAGCAGCTCAATGGAGTGTAAGAACGGAATACTCACCACTACTACAGAAGGTCATGTAGTGACACATATAGCACTCGAGCAGAAAGAAAAAGAGAGCGTGAAGTATGTACCAGGGATGATATCGGCAGCGGGTGTGGAATGGGCTACAGATGACCAGAAAATAGACTTCTCAGACTAAAAACAGAGTAAGTGTAGAATAAGTCTAAATAAAACCAACAAGGGAATAACACAGAGTATCCGATGCGGGAACCCCTTGAATTCCTTAGTCAAATGTTCCACGATACACCACTTTCTTCCACCGAAATCCACTTATGCTAAATGCTAAGAATAATATGAGCAATAGGGATATAAGTTTTCTCGGTATCGGCAGAAATTTCACAGGTTCTCTCAGAAAAAAATCCTCGCAAAAGCTCCGAACCAGCACCACTATCCACACTTATCCATTCCATCTCAGCTCCATCCTTCTGCTAGCAGGTGATGCAGCTATGCAGTCCTATGAGGGCAAACCAGTCATTTTCCGTATGCACCCCGTGATTCGTAGAGCAAATGCTCCCCCAGCTGCTTCGCTCCTGAGTTCGTCTGGAGTGCACTATGGAGTTCAGCCGGCTCAATCAAGGGTTCGCTTGCAGAGAATTGTTCATTTATTGTACAAATACGAATGAGAATCATTCTCATTTGGGTGCTTATATCATACTTTGGGGGGAAAGTCAAGGCATTTATTTGGCTATTTTGGCCAATATTATCGGGTATTTTCCTTGACATTCTCTGTTGTACCTGTCATAATAGCTATGTAAGATGAAAAATGAGAGAGAAAAATTAATGAGAAAACAAGAACTATTAGAGGAATTAAATAGAAACCACAAATCGCCTGAAGATGAGCAATCGTTTTGGAAGGGTTTACCGATGGATTATCTACCTTTGATGAAGAAGTATTTCAGAGGTGAATTTGTCTATAGACCGAGAGGTGGTAGCTACACTTCTTATAGACACAACTGTACAATGGTTGACGCTACTTCGTTTGCCGTATACAGTCTAATGCCAGAAACACACAAAGAGAGAGGTTTAGTATAATGACAGTAGAACTAATGAAAGTCAATGATTATTATGGAGATAATGACCACGAAACACTAAGAATAGGGTTTGACTATGAAGACTTCTTTGTCACAGAACCTTTTACTTCTGAGTGTGGAAGATTTGAGGTTGACCCCCTAACCTATTATGGACTAACACAACAACAAGTTTTTGAAATGGACAAATTTAACCAAGCTGACCCAGCTTACTTAGGGTAGGACAGAGAGAGTATGAGTAAATTAAAAGTAAATTTGAACTATAAGACAGGCCGTATGGGTGAGAACAACTGTAGGATTGTGTCTGCTGGAAGTGAACTAGACAGACTATATCAAGAAACATATGACAACTACATAAAGGTTCAAGAATGGAATGAGAAGAAAAGACCATCACAACAACAGGAACCACAGAGAGATGGTGCAGGAGAATGGATATTATCATAGAATATGGGTGTAGGTTTGAACGCGGGTACACAGGTTAAGGAGAGCTCCGCCGCCAGCAAGTAAGACCTACATTCACTTACATTAGGAGAGAGTATATGAATACAAAAGTAATCACAATAGACAACAGAGAGGTTATGATGACAACACTAATAACAGGAATACTATTTGGCATAGCCATAGCAATCAAACTACTTGGCGAGATGCTATAACGATTTCTCTCTAGGGTCGGTCAACATGGATACATGGTTCTGGCCGGCCACTTCTGAGAGCACCAGAGGGCACCCCCCACCCGACCATATCTGGGAGTGACTGGGTAATCTATAAATGTAATAAGTATCAAGAGAGATATACAAGAGAAAGACCCACCCCCTAAATCTGGCAGAAACACAAAACAAACACAACACAAAAATTTTTTGAGAGGTATAAGATGAGTATACATAGGTTAACAGACAAACAGAAAACAATACTAGAGAACTTTACAAGATATCGTTCCCCTATACACGAGAGTAGTTTATTC